CACCCCCCGACACGCCCCCGCCTACCACCCCCCTCGCCCACCCACTCTAATTATATCCCACTTCCAAAAAAAATTCTAAAAACTCGACCCCCCTCTAAATGCCCATAACCGATCCCTCCCAACTTCCGGCCAAGCTCACGCAGGAGCAACTGTTAGCAACCCCCCTAGGCTTTTCCAAACTACTCGACATCGACCTTCACCCTTGGCAATCGAAAGTCTTTCTCGATGTCGGCCTAGGCAATCGGGTGGCTTTGAAAGCGGCTAACGGCTCCGGAAAGACATCTTGTTTGGCGGCTCCTCTAGTTCTTTGGTGGTGTACGGTCTATCCCAAGTCCCAAGTCGTAACGACAGCCGGAGTCTATCGGCAGGTGAAGGAGCAACTTTGGCAAAGGCTCGCCGGATGGAGGGATAAGTTAAAGGGCTGGACCCTCAACGCTACTGACCTAACTGCCCCTAACGGATCTAAGGCTATCGGGTTCTCCACTGACGAGCCCAACCGATTCGAGGGATGGCACAACGACAAGCTCCTAATGATCTTCGACGAGGCTAAATCTATCCCTACCGACATTTGGAGGGCGGCGGAACGATGTCAGCCTACGGCTTGGCTAGCTATGAGCAGTACGGGAGGCATGGACGGTGAGTTCGCTCAATGCTTCCTAGGGAAGCGCAAGTATTGGAAGAACTACTCTGTATCGGCCTATGACTGTCCCCATATCAAGAAAGAGTGGATTGATATGCAGATTGAGCAACATGGACGGGACAACCCTTTTATTAGAAGCATGATCTTCTCTGAGTTCATGGGAGAGGATGACGGGATCAGCCCCTTCACTTTCTCTAAGATTCATAACTGCCGATCTAACCCTCCCAAGAAGCAGGAGGGGGCTCCGGTGGCTTTTATTGATTGGGCAGGTGGCGGGGACGAAACGGTGATCGCTATAAGGCGCGGGAACGTGATTGAGCCCCTTATAGGGTGGAAGGACTCGGATACCATGAGAAGTGTAGGCAAAGCCATTATAGAGCTAAAGAAGGCCAATCTGAGGCCTAACGATGTTTGGGCGGACGATGGGGGCCTAGGGAAGCCTATGAATGACCGGATGAGGGAGCAGGGGTGGGCTATTAAGAGGGTGAACTTTGGGGCTAGGGCTTACTCTGATAACTACGTCAATAGAAGCTCTGAGATATGGTGGGAGACAGCTAGGCAGATCGAAAGGGCTGAAATCATCCTTCCTACAGATGAGATACTGGATGCTCAGTTATGCTCCCGTAAGGCTAAAATAGCCTCCTCGGGAAAGCTAGGCCTAGAGTCCAAGGACGAGATGCGGAGGCGGGGGGTATGCTCGCCGGATCGCGGGGATGCCGTTTGTGGGGTTTGTTGCGTTAGAAGCGAAAATAATCTTGCGGTCTTTGATTCCGGCAATACGGGAAGTGACCAATGGAGCGAGATGCAGGAATACTCGGAAGGGGAACCTGTCTGTGCTGGCTTCGATATTGGAGGATGAAATAAATGGAAGCATGGAATTGGATCACACAAAATTGGACGCAAATCGTAGCGGCAGTGGGTGGGCTAGTCCTAGCGAGTCGAATTATTGTAAAGCTGACTCCCACGCCAAAAGACGATTCATTCCTCGAGAAAATTATCAATTTCTTAAAAGGGCTCGGCCTCAAAATCGACTAAGTGGGAATCCTAGCCGCCATCTTGCAGATTATTACGAAGATCCTTGGTTTGTTCCCCAACCGAAGTGAGATCGAAGAATCTGCGAATCGTAATCAGTGGAAGCGTAATCGCGATTCCATTAACTCTGATCTTGGTGGTGATGCTTGGTGGGTGCGCGACAACTCAGCCAATCGCAAGAACTAACGGGAACGTAGAAAGACTTATGAAGATGCCGGAATACAAGCAAGTCAGGGAGTCATCGCCGCAAGTTAAGCGGTGGGCCTCCGAGGCCTTGCATTCCGTGAATGATCTTGAATATGAGGCTAGAAGCAAATGATGGAACGTAACGATCTCTATAAAGCATTGCTCGACGATATAAGGGCTCGTACTGGTTGGGAGGAGCGTCAGAGGATTTGGTATGAGATGCGTCATTCTGGACTCCGCCGGAAAAAGAAATTGCCTTGGCAGGCTGACCTTCACTATCCGTTGGCCGATTCAATCATTAACAAGCTAAAGCCTTTCTACTATCAGCAGGTTTTCTCCAATGAAGTGATCGCTTCGTTTGTTCCTTCCACCCCTCAAACGGAAGGAATTACTCAGGGGATCTCTCGGTGGTTCGATTATTGCATCAAACAGCAGAGCAACTTCGAGAGTGAGATTCTTACTGCAATCGACCACACCCTCATGAGTGGGTTGAACCTATTAAAGATTTCTTGGGACGAGGACGCGAAAGCGGTTCGGTTTGATTCCGTTGACCCCGTGTTTGCAATCGTTCCTCACTATACTCGGGACGTAAAGAATTGTGATCGTCTGTGTCATGTGATCCAGATGAGCCTCAATCAGTACAAGTCCAACAAGCTATACAATCAGGACGAGGAATTGGTTCGCAAGATCAAGGGCAGGACAGGTGAGGGAACTCGCCTTTCGACTTTAGAGAATACCAAGTTCCGGCGTGAAGGAATCACGGTTGGGGCAGAGGAGGATCAAGTTATCGTTTGGGAGGTTTATGAGAGGGATGAAGAGGGCAAGATCCTTGTCCACACCTTCAGCCCTCTAGCTCCTGAAGATGACATCAGGCCTTCGTTTGAACTCCCCTATAAGCATGGTCAGATGCCCTTCGTTCCGTTTGTCATGGAGATTAAGGACAAGGGTGTTTATTCGAGTCGTGGGCTTTGCGAGATCGTGGCTCCTTTCGAGAGCTATATGTGCAAGCTGATGAACGAAAAGGCTGACGCGATGACTCTCTATAATCGTCCCCTCTTCCGTTGCGAGCAGGACATTCCTAACTCCAATAATTTGAAGTTTGGTCCTGCGACGATTCTTCCAGTTGGCGTGTCTCCGGTGACGATGCCACAACCTCCTATCAGCTTTGACCAAGAGATGATTAACCAACGGATGATTTCTGAGTACCTAACCTCTATGCCGGACTTCGGTATGGGGCAACAACAGGGAATGAAGAATGCCCGTACCGCGACTGAGATTTCTCAGATTGGTGCGCTGATGGGGCAATCGACTGATCTTCGGGCGAGAATCTTCCGGATCTCGCTAGGCTATGTCTATCGGCAGGCTTACTCCGTTCTTTGTCAGTTCGGCAAAAAATCTCTTAACTACTATTTCAATCAAGCCTTTGGGACTGTCCCTCCGGAAGCCTTGGAGGTTGAATATGCAATTCATCCTTCCGGTTCCGCAGATGGAATCAATAAAGCAGTCCAGTACCAGAAGGCCTTTAGTCGGATGCAACTCTTGTCGGGGAATCCCTATGTGGATCAACCTTCCTTGGTTCGCTCGGTTCTTGAGATCGACGATCCCGCCTTGGTTGGGAAACTTCTGACTGATCCTAACCTCCGTGGTCAGGATGAGAAAGAGGAGCAAGCTAAAGAGAATCTTATTATGGAGAGTGGTTATCCCGTTGCGGTTAAGCCTCAGGACGATCATAAAGCCCATATCGAAGTTCTTCTTGGAAGGATTCAGCTACTCAGTCAGCAGGGTGGCGGATCTCAGCAGTCTCAACAGTTGTATGGTCAACACCTCGAGGCGCACCTCCAAGGCCTAGGTCAGACTGACAAGAATGCCGAAAGACAGATTCGTGGGATGCTCCGGAAGCAGGCCCAAGCTATGCAGGGGCAGGCTCAAGGGCAGATGCCTCAGGGCTTAACATCAACCCAATCGGCTCCGCAGGCCGGAATGGTGTAACAAGCCTAAATAATATATGTTGCACAAACTAAAAACTGTCTTACGCCTCTGGAAAGAACTTGGAGAGGTATCGGTCAACTGGAAACAGGAGGACACTACCGCAACCAAGTTGTTCTTTGAATCTGCCTCCGGCAAGCGGTTCATCACCTGTCTGCGAAATGCGGCAACTCGTAAGGACATCAGCGCAGTTTTCAAAGGCGGCGGATTGTTTGAATCCGGAAA